ATATTTCAGACGGAATAATATCAGAAGCTAAAATGGCTGATGATGCAATCAGTTTAACAGAATTAAAAGCTGGTACTGATGGAGAAGTTATTAGCTGGGATGCTAGTGGTAATCCAGTTGCAGTCGGTGCTGGAACAAGCGGACATTTTTTAAAATCACAAGGTGCTGGTTCTCAACCAGTATTTGCGGCGGCGGCTGGTGGTAAAACAATTAAAAGACATTACTTTGAAATGAATACTAGAACAGCAGGTTCAGGTGGAGCAGGTGTTCAATTTAACTATACTACTTCATTTATTCCAATAGACCCAACAGCAGGAAATAATGATTTATGGGTTCAATCAACTGCACCTATGAAAGGCGATTCAGGAGATTGGTTTTGGGGTGGACTAAGATTTGCAAAATCTGGTGGCAGTAATTACGACCACTACTTTAAAGGTATTGTGTATGTAGACCCAAATAATTATCAAACATCTGTGTCGTTTAACTATAATATATCGGCAGGAACTCTTCCTGCTGGAACTTATACAGTATCTTTACTTGCAGGAGATTCAGGTTCGGCAAGTTCTAGTTCGTATTTTGCGGCTAATACAAGTGACTCTGCTTCGTTAGGTGGACAAACAATTTGTACTCTCATGATAACTGAATATAAAAACTAATGAATAAGGAGATAAAATAATATGTCAAATATGGGAAAAGCATTAGGAACTTTTGCAGGTTTCAGAGGTGCAAAAATACCAACTGACCCAACTAACGAAGCGGAATATACTGCATTAGTTAATGCGGTTGATGGCGGAAGTATTTGGAGTGGTGTAGCACCAACTTGGGAACAAGTATCAGCTAAAGTCGCAGAACTTGATGCTGAAGACCAAGCAAAAATAGACAAACTAGCTTCAGGCAAACAAAAATTAAAGGATTTAGGTTTAGATGACGATGAACTTAAACAAATAATAGGAATATAAATGTACATAGGAAAAACACCAATAGTAGGAAACTTTCAAAAGTGCGATGCAATTTCTGTTGTCAATGGACAAGCGGCTTACACCTTGCAAGTAGGTAGCACGAATGTATCACCAGAAAGTGTTAATCACATGATTGTGTCGTTGAATGGAGTTATTCAATCACCGACAACAGCATACACAGTAGCTGGTGCAGTTTTAACTTTTGATTCAAATTTAGCGACAGGCGATGTTATAGATTTTATTTTATTATTAGGAAATGTTTTAGACATAGGAACACCAAGCGATGACACAGTAACACTAGCAAAATTGGCGGCTGGTACAGATGGAAATATAATTAGTTATGATGCTTCTGGAAATCCAGTAGCAATAGCAACAGGAAACGATGGACAAGTTTTAACTTCCGCTGGTGCTGGACAACCACCAGCTTTTGAAACTATATCGGCTGGAACAGATGGTACACCAAACTTTTTTGCAAAATTAAGTGGAAATCAAACTATATCAGACCAAACTTTAACTAAAGTAACTTGGGACGCAGAAGATTTTGATAGCGATAGTGCTTTTGCTTCAAATAAATTTACTGTGCCAAGTGGCGAAGGTGGAGTTTATAATTTTTCAGTTTATTATCATACGACTGGTGCTAATAGATATATGTTTTGTAAAGTTTATAAAAATGGTTCTTTGTTTGCACAAAATACAGGTTTTGATGATAACGATGACGCAACTGGACAATCATTAAGTTTATCAATTTTAATGAGTTTATCTGCGACAGATTATATTGAAACTTATATTTACACAGATACGTCTGGTGGTGGAACAGTTGCTTTGGTAGCGGCTGATAGAGCATCATTCTTTTCTGGATATAGAGTTGCGTAATTAATAATAGGAGAAATAATAAATGGCAATAACAACATTAAATTTAAGAGCATTAAACAGAAGTGATACAGCAACTTCAGGTCAAGTCATAACAACGACTTCAGCAACAGCGGCAGATTTTCAAGATGCGGCTGGTGGTTATTGGAATTTAATTAAATCAATAACAGCTAGTTCATCTGCTACTGTGAGTTTTGTAAATGGGACATCTGACGTAGTTATCGACTCAACTTACAAACAGTACATGATTCGTATGACTAATGTTCATCCTGCAACAGATGGTGCAGATCTTACTTTTAATGGTTCTATTGATACTGGTTCTAACTATAATGTTGCAAAGATGTCTAGTGTATATGCGACCTATCATAGAGAAGGAGATGCGGCTGAAGCTGGACATCAATATCGAGGCACAGAAGATAGTACATTAGCAACTGCTTTTGCAGAACTTATGATGCACCAAAGTAATGATAATGATTCTTCTGGTAGTGGAACATTAATATTTTATGAGCCGTCCAATACTACGTTTGTAAAATATTTTAGTGGAGATACATTATTTTTTGATAATTCTTCTGCTCCATACGCAAAATTTGCATCTATGGGCGGTTATTTTAATACTGCCAGTGCGATTGATGCCTTTCAGTTCAAGTACAGCTCAGGCAATATTGATGCTGGCGAATTCAAATTATATGGAGCAACTTAATGCCAAGATTTCATAACATAAACGGAAACCAAGTTCAGTTTACAGAAGCTGAAGAAACAGCAAGAGATGCAGCAGAACAAGCACATGCTGATGCGGCTCCTGCAAAAGCTTTAGCGAAGTTAAGAGAACGAAGAAACAATCTTTTAGCTGAAACAGATTTTTATGCTTTGTCAGATGTAACTATGTCGGAAGCTATGACAACATATCGTCAAGACTTAAGAGATTTACCAAGTGGTTTATCAACTGTTGAAGATGTTGAGAACGTAACATATCCAACTAAACCTTAATCATTGCTTGGAACAAGCGATAGAATGAAAATTAAAAGAATTGATACACAAATATTCATTTTAGATGTTCCAGAACACAACCAATATAAAAATCAATTATTAAAATTAATTGATGAAATGCCAAATAGGTTCTTTGACCAAGTTAGTAAAACTGATTGGAAGTTACCTAAAACAGTTGAAAGAAAATATTTAGATTTATTCTGTACTAAGGTTATCAGATCATCTATGGATAAACTTAAAAATTATTTTGAATCTATACCTAATAGGAAAAAAAGCTGGAACATATCTAATGGTTGGTTTCAGCAATATAATAAAAATTCACACCATCCATGGCACATTCATCCAGATACTAATTGGACTAATTCTTATTTTTTAGAATTACCTGATAATAACTTTAAAACTGAAATTAAACACGAAAATAAAATTTTAGAATATGATGCTAAAGAAGGTCAGTTGATCTGTTTTCCAGCTTATTTATTACATCGTTCAAAACCTAATGGAGATAAAAGAAAAACAACTATAGCATTTAATTCAAATTTTTATGATGTGGGTTAATATAAATTTTAATTACTTTTAAAATGTTAATATTAGAGCCACATTGGAAATCTTATATAGTTGAAACCGCAGAACCTGTACTTACCCCAAAACAATGTAATGAACTTATTACTATAGGAAGAACTGAACCTAAAATAAATGCTACTATAGGTACGACTGATAAGACTACAAAATTAGACGAAAGATATAGAAAAAGTGTTATTAGTTGGATACCATTTGCAAAAGCTATGCCTATTTATCAAGTCATTAGACAATGGATGGAAATTACTAATAATAATTATTTTGGATTTGATACTGTACAGTTATCAGAACAAGGTCAGTATGCTGAATATTATAAAGATGGATTTTATAATTGGCATATGGATAGTAATGTAGAAATGAATAATATGCCTACTGTTAGAAAAATATCTATGACATTACTCTTAAATGATCCTAAAAATTTTGAAGGTGGAGATTTAGAGATATTTTGTGGCGAAACATTAGATTCTGAAAAGAATAAATTTAAGCTAAAACAAGGTTATGCTGTGTTTTTTGCTAGTTTTTTACTACATAGGGTAGCACCAGTTATTAAAGGAAATCGTAAGTCTTTAGTAATGTGGTTTGGTGGATCACCATTACGATAAAACTCATTTATATAACCTAGTAAGTTTGATATACTATCTTTATGGGAGTAAGGGATGAGATATTTAATTATAGCTTTTATAATAATAATGTTATCTGCGTGTGAGAACACACGACATTCTATGGGTGTGACCGCTAAACCTTTTGCTAAAGGTGATAAGATGGAAGATAGTGTTAAATTTAATTATAAGATTATATTCGGTAAGGTAAGACCGAAAGAAGATGATGACGATTAATGGCATTAAAAATTTCAGAAGAAGTAAAAGTACAAATGCCTATGAAAACTGTTGCATCTTTAATAGCAATAGTAGCCATTGGAACTTGGGCGTTCTTTTCTTTTCAAGAAAAATTAAATCAACACGCAACTACATTACAAATTATGGAAAAGGATTTAGTAGAGAATACAGAATTTAGGATCAAATGGCCAAGAGGACTACTAGGTTCGTTACCAGCAGATAGTGAGCAATTTATGTTAATTGAGGAATTATATAAACAAATGGATAAAATTCAAATTAGAGTAGATGGTATGTTACACAATGAAGTAAATATAACAGCATTAAATAAAGCTGTTGAAAAACTACAAAGTGATGTAGAAAAATTAAAGGATAAACAAAGAACATTTAGTAATGGAGAACATCAATGAATGAAACTGGCATAATTTTGTGCGTGGCTCTTTGTATGTTTATGGAGGGTAAATTAGTGGAACATACTTACCAATCTTCAATGTCAGAATGTCTTAAAAATAAGAG